GTTCATCTGTACGACTGTGCCAGCATCGGCGGCGACCAGTACATATGAGGCGACCTTAGCCGTAGTCGCGCCGCCTCCAAGGGCTGTCTGCTGAAGGGATGTCATCTGACTGGCTGTTAAAACTTGCCCGGTCGTAAAAATCTGCTTAGCCATTATTAACCTGCCTGTTCATAGTTAGTAGGATAGTACATTGTTAGTCGTGTCAAGCGTTCCATACAGCGCGTTGTCCAATATAAAACTATCAATTATGGCCTCTAGCGTGGTCATATTGACCTTCCAAGAATTTGGGGTGATAGTCATAGCCTTGCCAAACACCTGCAAGGTTTTTGTCAAAGTAGAGTTACCAGGCTGATTGGTCGTGATAGTTACAGGATCAAAGAAATCAAGGTCAAGGGCTGCAATTATGCCTGTGTTGTAGTTATCTGTGTAGAGGTCAAGCGTTATGGAATCGCATCTGACCGTGGTTTCTGCGCGTGAGGCGACATAGGCCTGGGCGTAATCAAGTGCAACCTGGTCGGTTTGCATTAATAGGTTTTGCTGGTTATAGCTATGTAGGAAATATTTATCAATGCTGGCCTGGTCTGTCGCAGTCTGGACACTGCCACCGCTACGGGTCACATTGGCCTGATTGTATATGAGCACATCATTAAGAATCCAAACAGCATTGGTGTAGCTAATATCTGTGCCATTATCGTTAAATAATACAGGGGTGCCAGTAATCGAGCTGGCCGTTAAATTTCTGTCTTGAAATACAAAATTGCCCTGTGGCCCTACATACAATGCGCCATACTCACTTGTCTCTATTGTCTGCATAGCTGCAAGCGCAGTGCGAGCAGTGCCAGGATCGGCTTGCATTGTAGTCAAACCGGCATCTACATCGCGCATAGAGTTAGGCCACGCAATACTGTCGAGCAAGTTATTTATTCTAGCGCCACTCAACTGGCCAGCGCTGGTGCCTGCCACTGTTGCAATCTGAGCATTTTGTGCAAGCCTAAAAGCGTCAACGCACTCCAGCGTAGTATAAACAACATCGCTAGCATTCAACGGCGTAGTTGTACTGTAACTGACAATGTAACCCATAAAAATTGGATAAGTAGTTGCGCCGTAAGTGGCAGTTATTTGCACTTTTTTCATAGGTGTAAGCAAGCCCGCATAGGGAGAATTTAAATTTTGGGAATTGAAATCCCCGTTTTGGTCAACAATTCTAAGCGTACAGCTACCTGTTTGAAATTGATCGGCTTGGGCGTTGCGACCTCGCTGTGTAGTTATATTGTTTATCACATCGCTCACATCGACAATAATTGCCGCTGAGTCACCTAACACATCTGTGTCTAAAATGCCTAAGTCAAGCAAAAGAGTGGGTGCAAAAGCAGGCCCGGTACTAAAATTTATGAACGCATTTACAACTGGTACAGGCATTAGATAGCGCCTGCATAGTCTAAATTGTTGCCGTATCGGTTATTGGTCTGTACAGCTTGCTGTACGACTTCAATTAGCCCACTTGTTTTATCAACTATTTCAATTTTGATTGTATTGCTACCGCCGCCGCCGTTGCCTGTGCTACTTGCCATACTGCCGATAGAGGTAGATATATCTAAATAATCAGGTAAAACGCCTCTTGGTATTGGTCTTGGCACATACGGAGGAATTACAGGATCATCTAAATAATCAGGTAAAACGCCTCTTGGAGTTGGTTTAGGTACATACGGCACATTAGGCACTTTTGGCACAATTACTGCCGCTGCCGCGTTAGCAGCGGCTAAAGCTATGGCTGCATTGTAGGCAACACCAAGTAGGGTTATGTAATCTTTAAGAGCGCTATAGCGCGCCAAATCATTGGCCGATTGAGTTGTGGCTATGGCTAATTCATTGCTGACCATAATAGTATTGAGTGTAGCCAGGGCTGCGCCTGTTTTTGCTATTGCAGCTAGTTTGGCTATAGATGTGAGCTGGATTTGCACACGCTCGTTGTACTCATTAGCAGCAGCTAAACCACCTTGCTTTGTCAAAGCATCGTTATATTTAGCAAATGCTGCATCTCTAGCTAAACTTTTATCCTCCTCAGACATTTTAGTCTTATTTATGGCTGCTAACTCAGCTAGAAGCGTGGCATTTAAAGCTTCAAGCGACTTGGCACTGATAGTCGTTATGCCTGCTAACTTGGCTGTTTGCACTGAGTCTTGCAAGATTTTAAGTTGGTTTAAATAACCTAGTGCCTTTTCGCCATCCTCATCCTCTATAGCCTGCATAGCCAATAGGCGCAGTTTTGTATCGTTATCGTATGTAGCTTGAAGGGCAGCAGCTATTGATATACGGTTAAGATCAAAGGCAGCGGCCGCCTTAGACAGATCAGCAGATTTCTTATCTGCTAATGCTTTTTTAGCAGCTGCGGCGGCTTGTGCTGCGGCCAATTTCCTAGCAGCAGCTCCAGCTTCAAAAGCTCGTTTTTTAGCAGCTGCATTGGCCTTATCAATAGCTGCGCGATCACCAGGAGATTGTTGCCCTACAGATGAGGCAGGTTTATTTTTAGGCACTACACCTAAAAAACCACCAAACTCTACTTGGTTTAAAATTGCGTTGATGTCATAAACACCGGTTAAAACTCTAAGTACTCCGGCAAAAGCTTCGGCTAGTTTTTCTACTTTACTTGTAGCCTTAGTTATATTGCCGCCACCTGCTAATTCAGCAAAAGAATCTAAAAGTGCGCCGCCCAGTATCTCCTGGACATTACCCATAGAAATTGACAATGCATCCATTTGACCTGCATAGCCCTTAATTGCAGCCTCACCTGCGCCACCAAAATGTGATGTAAGTACAACCAATAACTCATCAAAACTTAAAGCTGCTAATTGTGCTGTAGTCAACCCAGTCTGTAGTTGCTTTAAACCCTTACGATTGCCTACATAAGCCTGCGACAATATGTTGACTGTGGCGCTGTAATCTAATCCTGCACCATTGGCAGTATCAAAGGCTATAGCCATTATTTTTTGCGTAAGGGCTATTGATCCTGTTACCTGGGCTAGTTGAGAATAGGCCGGCCTTAAAAGGTCATCGGCTATGTGAGTCTGAGTCTCCATAGATTTTATGAAAGCTTCACTGTTTACATTTGCATAAGCCAAACCCAGGTTTTTAAGATTACTAGCTAGGATGCTTTGGCTTTTTTGATCTGCCGCTGCTGCCTTCATTGATGCTTTGGAATAGGCTATGACGGCTTTGGCTCCAAAGGCAATACCTAAAGATGCTGCTAACTTTTTAGTAGTTTTGTATAACTTTTCAGTAGCTGAATCAGCTTGTTTGAACGCTTTTTTGCCGGTAAATTCTGCTGCTAATTCAATGAGGATGTTGCTCATGCGCTGGCCCTGCTGCTGCTGACTGTGGCACGCTTTTCAAATTTTAGGCGTGTTTGTTCGATGGCTTTAAAAATGGCCACTGTTGACCTGCCCTCATCCTGCTCCCATGCACGATATAACACACGGCCTCGCATGTCTTGACCATTGCGCTTGCGGCCATAAATAGGGCCCTGTTGTACAAAGCGTGCTCCTTGTGGGGTGACTCCACTGGGGTTAATGCGGCCAGCCGTCTCATAAATGGCTCCAGCTGCGCTCATATTTTTGACCCTGAACAATGATCTAAAACCCTTGCTATTAGGCTTGCTGTATCCGGTGCGATAGACAATCCCACGCTTGATTTCTGTAGCGTTGTACAACGGAAAAAATCGCACCCTGCCTTTATCGTTAAAAGTTTTAAACATAGAATTTTGAGCAGTAATTTTGCGTGAGGCATCAAACTGCCAGTTGTATAGACCGCCTGGTGCATTGTTTGGCACAAAGCCCCTAGCGCTTTTTTGTATCACCTTTAATGATTTAGTAATCTCAGTGGTCAGCTCTTTGGCCAAGTCTGGGGCATAGGCGTTCAAGGCTTTACGAAGAGCCATTACGCCTTTTACTTCTACTGGCATTTTGCATCTCCTTAGCTCTATCCGTTAACACTTGCAACATATTGGCAAACATTGTGCTATCTAACTCTAAAAGGTCTTGGGGAGAGATTCCCGTCTCTATAGCTAATTGGGCGACCAAATAACCAAAGGAACCCCTACCCACTACCCCAAAGGGAGATCGTCTAGTACCTCTACTTTAACCAAAGTATCTAAAAATTCTGGGCCAAACATTGCTACAGTTTCGCCGCTTGTGCGTATGCACTCCCAGGCCAACCAGTAAACATCTGTTTGACGCTCTAAATCTCTAAAAACCTTATGGAATCCAGCTTTTGCATATAACTCAAATGCATACTCAACACGCGGCGTAATCTGATACTCAGCCACCGCGCCATCTGTTCGCGTAACTTTTAGTCTTGCCATTGTGAGGCCCCTTTTCTTAGTTGGTTATGGTGTGCTATCTACAACAATAACGCTATTGCAAGTAAATGTAATCGATTGGGTTGATATGCTTGCAACATCACCATTTATATCTGTGGTGTTGTTCACAAGCACTGTAGTCTGATATTCCGGATTTGTAGCTGAGATTGCAGCGCTTGTTTGTTTTAGCGTTAGGGCAACAGTTGTACCCCAGGCAGCTTGCAAGGTCTGTAGCACATTAGATGCCGCAGTATCATTTAAAAAGTCTAGAGTGATAGTGCTGGCCTCTAGGCCTTTTACAAATTTGTGTGCGTTATCGCCCATAGCTGTAACTTCCAGCTCGTCAAAACTGCGGTTGATTTGTGCACTTGTAACATGATCGGAGAGGGCCACGGAATTCAAAGTAACCACCACTCCGTTCGATAGGTAAATTGCCATCGCTTATTCCTCATCCTTTTCTGTTGTTGTTTCTTTTGGTTTAGTTTCTTTAACCTCGACAGGCAAGTCTTGGCCTATCTTGATTAAAAACGCTTTATCTTCATCTGTCAGTGTCATATTTAGCTCCAAGTCGTTAGGATTGAACATGTTATCTCTGTTGTAAGCATTTGCCCAGATGGTGCATCTAGCATCGTAGGGCCAGAGAATGACCCTATGTTATACACCAAAGATGATGCAGCTAAAAGGGTAAATACAGACACCATAAATTCTTCGATGTTGCTTAAATTCCCTTGGTTATCTAGATATGGCACAACACAGAGAATCTTAAAATGTGCCATGCAGTTAATAGTGCTGCGTGAGTTATTTTGCGGCTCCAAGTACATATCTGCTGGCACAACTATCACCGAATTGGCAAGAATGACCGGCGGTGGAAATGAGAAGGTGCTCCACACACCAGCATTGGCTAAAGCCGTTGCTAGTGTTGTCCTCAGGGTTGTGACTGCTACCGCCATCTAAATTCACCCGACCATTGCCGCTGGGTTGAGATATGGAGCTAGCAACCCTCTAATCGATGCCATCAAAGTGTTTGACATTCTAAATGTGCTCACGCCATAGCCGTCAACGCCTGCGCCGCCATTTTGAGTGGCTTGTCTAGATTGCCAGATATTTGTAGCTAGCATAAGGCTAGCCGATCTAATCGCCGCCGTAGCCGTATAACTTGCCGTTTTATCATCCGGGCCTGTCATCACGCCGTAAGGTTGCACAAGATGCATAGCTATATCCGCGTGAGTAATTGCAAATTGCAGGTATTGATAGCCAAGCGGATAAACATAGCGACTAGGCAAAAAAAGTGTGGTGGCCGTTGTTGGAAATGGGCCAGTGCCGGTTATTGTGCGCGTGCCATTAAAAGTTGCCCCCGATGCAGTTATGGCCACAGATTGACCAGTGACAAATTGACCAGGGCTTGCTATGACTACTGTGGCCGTGTTGTTAGCTAAACCTGTAGCAACAACAGGGGCAGTATTAAACCAAAGAAAGGAATTGATAAGATCCTCAGCAGTTTGACAACACTCTTCTACTGTGGCATTTGTGTAAAGAGTTCCAATTCCCAAAGAATCACGCAACTCTTGCATTGTCGTATAACTTGCGACCATCATGATCCTTTCTTTGATAAGGCTTGCAGGGCTAGGGCCTCCTAACCCTGCAAGCGGCTTAGGGTTTTATCAGGTGAGGTTAAAGCGTTGTAGGCCGCCTGAGACTAATGTCTTAGTCGCAAAATATCCGTAAAGTAGTACAGAAATTTCACCGGTGGCAACTACATTGACGGAAAGCGTTAATTTGGGGGATTCATAAATGCAGATTGCTGACTTGGCAACTACAAATGCGCTGTCATCAATAGTTGTGGCAACCATGTAAGGATCGACATACAGTTCTAACCCTAATATGTTTCCACGGATGCTAGTTGGTGCTGATACACCTGCTGCATTTTGTGGCTGTGCTGCTGCATAGATTGGTCGCTGTGATCCATCTTGTGCATTGATGAGCAATGACCACTGTGATGTTCCTGCAATGTATGCAGATGCTAATTCACCAGTTGCTGCAAATGCTGCTGGTGCCGCTGCGCCAACAAAGTTTTGCACACCAGTTGCAGTTGCTGCCACTGTTGTTGCACACAATGTTCCGCCGCTAACAATCTCGGCGATAACTGCTGCATCTGATGCCTTAGCGTATGCGCGCAAGCAGTTCTCATACATTGCTGCATAGAATGATGGTTCAGATCGATCTAAAAGTTCTGTGGACATGATCTGTGTGCCGGCCAGTTTTACAACTGTGGCATTTACATAAGCGCTCACAATCTGAGTTGCAGCTGTTGATTGACCTTCTCCCACGGTCGAAATTGTCGCGTTAGTCGTAATTTTTGGATGTGAGATTGTCATGCCCGATGCTGATAGTGCGCGAGCACCACCGAGCGCGTCAATTGTTGGGCGCACCATCAGTGATGTGTCAATAACTGTTGGTGAAAATATTGTTGGAGAGAATGCTGGGTTGGTAGTGAAAGAATCATTTGCTGCTTCAATTCTGCGTGCTTGTCCATCTGCTGCACGAATATAGTCACGGGATACATCGTTGCCTAGTGTGGCTTTGATTGTGTGCTCCATGTATTGTGCCTGTGTCTTAATTGGTGAGCGTACTTCTCCCACCAAATAACTTGCTGAAATAACTGGGCGAGAGGCTTCAACGACTGGAGCCTCTGCCTCAGGTTCTGGGGCTGTATTGTCTGGGGCTGTCGTCATGACTGCCTCGCTTTCTGTTGTTGGGTTGGTTTGTACTTGCTCCGCTTCGCTTTCGCTAGCGGCAACACTGGTGACTATCGCATTTTCAAAGGCCGGAGATTCTACAAGACTAACCTCTACGAGCCTGGCGCTAGTCACTAGGAGGTAATCGTCTTCGGGTAGTGATGAGATAACCTCAACACCAACGGAAAGCCCGCTGACTAAATCCTCTGCTGCCAAGATTAAATAGTCGGAGCCTTTTGCACTTGCAGAAATTTTAAAGCTACCATAAATAAAATTGCCTTCACTGCTAAAGGATTGGGCGCGACCAATTGGATCATTAGCGTTATGTTGCGCTAATAATTTTACACGGCTAGCAGCTGGTATTTGTATGGAACCTTGCTGAAATACCACAGCTCCAACCGATGTTTCGCCTTTGGCCCCGTATTCCATAATCGTGCCTGTAATCATGCGGCGCTCTGTATCTGCTGCCTGAATTGGTTGACTAAAGGTCAATCTCATGATGCATCTCCCTCAGGGGTTAGTTGTTCCATTGCCTTGGCTTGATCTAAAGTGATTAAATTCAGTGCCAGCATCTTTTCTATAGCTGCCAACCTAGCCGATGCATCTGCACGCAAGAATGTGCTGTCGCTTGCAAATCGCACGGAATTTGATGAATTTGTAATGTCATTCATGCTCAGCCTGTCCTCAATGGCACATACATAAGGCGCAAGGCTGTACGCGTAAAAATCTTTCCTAGCTTCCAAGATGTTTTGGTAAGTTTGACTTTTGTTTTGATCAGATGAGGCCATGTATGCCGGCACATTCATTAATCTACAGATTTCCGTGGAAAGGTCACTTTTTGCTTCCCCGTACATCATGTCCTTAGGAGAAAATGATGCGGTCTGATAATCGAGCGTTGAAGTTAAAAATGCAGTGCCACGCGAATTTCTTGCGGCTTTCCAAGCTGCAAGAATTCCTTGCACTTGTGCCTCTGGCAAATCGGCACCGGAATTTTTGATGAAGCCACTGGCGATAGGTGTCTGCGCACTTATGGAGGCAGCTTTTTCTAAATCTAACGCCGCGCGAATTGTGCGCCCACCTGTTGCAAGCACACCAGGTTGTAATGATTGAAATGTAATCAGTGATCCAATACCACTCATCGGCCTTACTTCATTATCAACTGTGTAATACTCAACCTCAGTGCCACGCATATTAAGCTTTGGCATGACACGATTATTTTGCACCCATGCAAACCTGGCCGGCCTTCCATCGTCCGAATAGGTAGATAAGACCTCCCAATAACTTACTTGAAAAAATAACAGGCTTTGTACTGTATAACTTATTGTGACACTGCGCGGTTGTCTGATATCAGGCTGTTCACACCATAAGGGCAAACCTAATCGTGCACCTGTTTTTTTATTTATCAACTCTAAAGGAATTCCTGCGATTGTTCCGCAAATAAGTTGAGAGCATTTACTAACTGTCGGCACCTGCAATGCTGACATAAGATCAATGGCAGCATTGTCATAACCCACGCCATATTCACTAAAGCTGCTCACACCATAAACAGAATTCATTATTGCTGGTGCGTATTGATTTTTTAATGTGTCGGGTTCATTCTTGACTAATTTTAATGCCGACAAAATACCCATGGTCGCATAATAGCCCTATATCACCCAATACGGACATTTAGTACAAATGCACCTTTGGCGTGTCTAGCCTGCCACAATCATTGGCGTTGAAACTGGTTCCTGCATCTTGTGGACAATCATCGCAAGTGAAATCGGCCCGGACACATCGCCTGCCGATGCTCTTCTGACGATACGCCAAGAATTATCTGAGTTTTTGGCAGCACATGCCTCCATCTGGGTATTAAGCTCTAATTGGCCAGAGTGCACTAATTTTTTTGCCACAATGCAATTAAGTAAATCCCCTGAGGCCTGGTAGAAAGCGGTGCCCGATACATCCACCATATTTTGTCCACTTGCGGTCAATCTTGCCGCAATCGATGCCGTAGCAAAATGATCAAAGCAAATCATTGTCGGCCTGTACTTATCAGCCCATTCTTTAGTTTTAGCAGCTATAGCTAAATCATCAACTACATGATCAGCGCTCCAGGTATCTAACAAAGCAACCCCTATGCGACCATCGGGCAAAATTTGACCTGCTACAAGGGATGCGGTGCGTTTAGAGATGCCTTTATCCAATGCAAAATATGTAGTTGGCCCTGGGCCCATTGTTAAAGTGCTATCGCTACAAGCCTGCCATGATCCTTCAGGCCACGGGCTAGAAAGGCTAGTAACCCATTGAGCTAAGGTTTCTCGCCTAAAAGTATCGCTGCTATCTGTACTAAAAGCCTCAGCTAGCGCTTGCAATGTAACTGTGTAGCCAAGGGCAGGATTGGCCATAGCCCAAGCGTTGTGATCATCCATTTTGCACATTGCTGGGGCGCTGTACTCATACCATCCCAAAGTAGGGGCTGGATAACTCATCGCCCTATCTCGCAAATCATTAAGCACTGTCGATGTAGCCCAACCGGCTGAGCTAGTCAAAATTGTCATTGCATTAGGCCGTGCTCTAGTTACAGGCTTGGCAGCAGCCCAAGCCTCCTCTGATACAAATGCAAGCTCATCAATGAATAGGACATCGGCAGATTTGCCTCGGGCGCCATCGGCTGTGGCCGCACATATTTCATACTTGGCCCCGTTTTTTAATTGAATGCTTTCCATGCCGTTATTGCGCGATGCAAGATTGCCTTTACCATTTGGCTTGACTTGGCAGGCTAGCCATTCATTTTGCTCAATAATCAAAGCTACGCGGTCAAATGTATCCCTAGCCATATTGCGATGAGATGAGATGCCAATAATAGACATTGCCTTCATTTCGAACAGATGAAATAGGATCAATAGCGCAGCTAGCGTAGTTTTACCTTGCTGGCGTGATAGGAGCAGCATTATGCTCTTCCTGCGCCACATTTCTGAGCTATCTACAGTTAGAAAGTCATTAGCGCAATATTGTTGCCAGGGCATAAGCTGGTAGCCCACTTTTTTGCAAAATTCTCCAAATTGCGGCCCATAAGTTTTGCCCTTTAATTTTGGGCTCATGATCCTTGGTTTTGTAACTCCCAAAAGCTTCTTTTTTTTCGCCCCAGTTTTACGCTTGGGTGTGTTGTCCACAACTAATTCCACGATGGCCTCGGCTGACCTTCAAAGGGCCCTGCAAGGCCCGAACTGGCGGTGATAGGAGAGA